CTTCTCTCTTCTAGTCATTTATCCAATCCTCTTCCTTTTTATTATAAGCAATTTGCTTTTCTATCTTACCTAATAATCGCCTTAGCATCTTACTATAAAGCGTATGTACAAATGTTACATATCTTAATGCATCTACTTCTTCTTTCTTAACCGTAATTGTTACTTTCATCTTATTCCTTCTTATCTGTTACCTTTTTCATTTCTATCTTCTCTGCTGCTTCTTTCTTCAATATTCCATCTGTTGAATCTAAATCATCTTGTGTTATAATTCCCTTCCTTATCAAAGTCGCACTTAAATTATCAGAATCCGCTTTTGTTAAGTCGACAGCTTGTAAGACACCCTTCATTTGTGTAATTATATATTGTAGATCCTTACCAGTCAACACTTTATTTATTACTTTATAATATTCTGCTTTCTTTTTTTGATAGGTAACTCTTTCCTTTCTTATCTTCTCTTGAGTAATCTCATTATATTTCTTAATATCTTTTTTAAACTCTTTACGATCTATATCATAAAGTCTATTCAAATCAGTTACCGAAATGTCATCAAATCCTTTATAGGCATATGGTTTTGCTTCTGATTCCTTTACTTTATTCTGTGCTGCTACTTGTACTTCTGGTGTTAATACTTTTGGTTCTTCCATTTTACTTCTCCTTTTTATAGACTTTTATATTTTCGTTCTCTTACAAACACAGGAAAACGAACTACTCCATCCTTTGTAATTTCTTGACCCTTAATCTCAAGAACTGTTCCTACCAATTCATCTCGCCTATTCCAAAAATCATCTCTTTGCTCATCAGAATAACCACCTCCTACTCTTAACTCCTTACCATCTAAATCACAAATGAATGCTCCTAATCTATCTTTATTTCTACCCTTACCTCTTTCATACCCTTTAATAAATACATCAACAGTTATTTCCTCTTTCCATTTTAGCCAATCTTTACTTCTACCATAAGAATAAGTAGAAGATAATCTTTTTAATACACTACCTTCAAACCCATCTTTCATATTCTTAACATGCTGTTGTCTAGCAGTATCAATAGACTCTATAGAATATTGAGGTACTACTTTAATCCTATCACCACTTCCAAGAATAGCTTCCAATGTAGCACGTCTAAAATGTAAAGGAGCACTCGTCTTTCTATACCAAGATTCAAAGGCAATAATATCAAATACATAATACTTCAAACTTTGAGCATCCACAACCTTCTTTGCATGTACTGTACTAATAGTATCATTCCAGTTACCTGCGTATATCTCTCCATCAAACACTACTTTACTCCTAACAAAAGGAGTTGTGTGCATAAGACTAAGTAACTCCTCTTCAATTAGCTTTAAATTATAAAGAGGCTTGTTATTCCTAGAACAAAAATATACACTACCATTATCATATATTGCTATACATCGTAAACCATCTAATTTAGGCTCGATAACCCAATCTTCTTTTAAATTATCAAGGGTTGCTATATCTGGTAATTTAGAACAAAGTCCTATATTGAACTCTGGAATTAACTTCTTAAGTACCTTATTAACAGTTTTAGTAGAAATACCTGCTCTTAAATCTTTCTTAAAAGCTCTTGTTAGCCACTTTCTAACCAAAGGGTTAGATACCAATATAGTGGATTGTAGATATTCTTTTGCTTGGTTGCCAGTAACATGACGAATAGATAAAGCTTCTTGAGCATGTCGTACAGCATCTACGCTAAGTATGTTAGGTGTATTATAAGTATCATCCTCAAACATAGTCACACCATATGTCTTATATGGATTTAATGCTATATCTAATAAAAGTTTTAATTCTTCATTATCTTTATTTGATTCTAAAATCTTTTCTTTTTCCAACCTCGAACTTATCTTCTCTAAAGCCTCTAAAACTTCACACGCTTTCTGCATATTTTATTTCTCCTTTACTTACTATAATATCCATATACACATCTCATACCTTCTCTACTACAATCAAATGTATCATTCAATACTCCATTAATTACTGCAGTATAATGCTTTGATACACATACTAATATATTACCAATCTTAGGTAATTCTTCCTCTCTCAAATGTACCTTACAACCTTGTCCTATAAACATTGTAGGTGTCCACTTCCAACCTAAAGAAAGTAAGTACTTACGGACTAACTGTTTATATACTCCCAATCTAGCATTTGATTTACTTCTCTTCCTTTTTGTTATTCTTTCTGTTTGTGATAATATATTAATTGTATCATACACATCTTTATACAACTGTCCCGTTACAATAACGATAGCACGACAAGCACAATCTCCAGCTGTTCCTTTATAGCCAGCATCTTTTCTTCCTCCATCATTAAACTTAAATTTCATCTTATCTCCTTTTATTTTTATTATACATAGTATACACTATTACTAAATAAATGTCAAGGATTAAATTTTCAAGTGTAATAATCTAAGACCATACTTTAAACACTTCATTCTATATTCTTTTTTATCCTCGTCAGTCATAAATTTTTTAGCTTCCATAGTAATATCAAGATAAGGAAAAGAAGCAACATAACCATTAGCAAAAGTATCAGCATTAGCCACAGCATTATAAGCTTCTCTGGATCTCTCTGTATTTAATAACCTTATACATGTTTTAAACTTTAATAGTCTACCAAATGATATATAACTATTACACTGCTCATGAGTCATTAGATATATTATATTTTCCCACTTCTTTTCTAAGTCTTCATCAAGATAACTAAATATTCCAGTATCCATTATTTCTACTTCCTATTCATTAATCCACTTGTCTATATAAAAACGAAGTTCACGTTCAGCCTTTTTTACTGCTCTCTCCTGTTCAATTCCTTTGTCAAGTCCTTCGATTATTTGTTTATAAAATTTTCTACTTTTCTTATATGGCTCTTTATCCTTACTCATATTATTTCTACTTCCTAATCGTTTATCCAACTTGTCTCTGCTACTTCTTTTCCTAATTCAAAGTTTTGTTTTTTTATTAGCTTATTCTCTTTTTTAAGTGTTTCTATAAATTCAGCTTGGGACTTAATTGTTGCCTTACAGATACCAATATTAATACCCTGTTGTTTAATTATTGAATCGGAAGATAATTTCTCCTGTTCTAATCTTGATATATAAGTTACTTCGTTTAATGGCTTTGACGAATTAGAATATGTAGTGTCCCTGCGTTCTAAAATAGGGCATCTTTTATACAACTTATCCATTACTACCTCCTTAGCAAGCTCGGGTACTACATAGTATATTTTCTTTTCAGGTTTCTTCATTTCTTTATCTCCTTTTCTATATATTTCTTTACTATTAATCATATATTTGCCTATACTTTATTTTTCTTTCATTAATATAATCTTCTGCTTCTTGCATAGTATCAAATGTAAAAGATGAATATAAAGGTTTGTGCATAAAATCCAATGCTGTTATTCTCCATTTTCTATCTATGTCACAAAAACAAGATTGCCAATCATGATTCACTGCACATGTTTCTTCGTTATGCATTATCTATACATCCTCTGTACTGGATTCTATACATGTATTAATATCTTTTAAAAGTTCTTTACCTTTATCTGAAAGCCAAGAACATCTTACAGTACAACCATGCTCAGTAAACTCATTATGATCAGCCCACTCTACAAAAAACATATATGGCATATCATCATAATTACCCCACTGCTTATTATCTAATTTCTCAAGCATTTCTTTTACGTATACCATAACCTCTTCTGGATTCCCACATCCACAGAATCCTAATATTTCTATTTGCAAATACTCTGCAGGACTATCCCAACTTGTACCATCCTCATCAATATAACCAAACTCACCATCATGTTCTTTTTTTAACTTCTCAATCATCCTTTATCTCCTTAAATGTATCTTTTGTTCCTGTATACCATTTCGAATTTCTAAAGCTTTTAATATCTTCAATAGCTTCGTCTAAGTCATACTTTTTGTTTAGAATATTTATCAACCTATCATCTAAATAACCCCATGCTAACAATTCCTGTTCTTCAATCATATCTATCTCTTCTTAATTTCTCATAGTATACATTACCAATAGTTAAATGTCAAGGATTAAATTTATAGTACCTCAAAGAAATCAGATAATAGAGAAATCATATTCAAACTCCTTAATAAATCAACAAACTTATCTCTATCTTTATTTGTAATATCCCTAACCCAATTATCTATTGTAAATATTTGATTCTCTGTAAGTGCTTCCTTATCTGAATCTCGTAATATAGTTGTTATCTTTTTATTTAATAATAACTTTCCATCTTTCAGATTATTCATTTCTTCACGATAACGTTCCTGAACCTTTAAAGATTCTATCAATCCCTTCTGATCTTTAAATACTTCTAACAATACTTCTAAACATTTATAATCCTTTAATAATCTTGCAGCTTTTACTTTTCCTACTCCTTTAACACCTTGTATATTATCTGACTTATCTCCTACTAATGCTTTGAAGTCTGGTATCTGCTTAGGTAATACTCCTGTAATTCTTAATATATCCTGTTCCATAAGTACATCATTATTTGGTGGCTTTATTACTACAACTCCTGGCTCTTCATCTTTTACTAATTGATACATATCTTGGTCACCACTATATACTAATACCTTACTTCCTTCTTTATAATATCTATTTGATAGTATACCTATTAAATCATCTGCCTCTACTCCTTGTACACCAAACTGAGCTACTCCTAGTAATTCTAATGCCTCCCTCAACATCTTAAGCTGATCTCTATAAGATGTTATATCTATATCTCCTTTTGCTCTACCTGCCTTATATTCAGGATATAATCTTAATCGCCAATCAGATTTACCAAAATCCCAACACACAACCATATTATCCATACCTACCTTAAATTCTCTGTCGATTTTTAATAAAGACTTTAGAAATCCATATGTAACTCCTGTCTTTATACGTCCCACACCTAGATAAGCATGAGCTATTAGATTTCGAAAGGCTAGATGAGATCCGTCTATTACACATATCTTATTCATCTTATTTTCTCTCCTTTATAATTCTTTCTTATATTGATACCAAAGAATCTACCTTTTGACTTTGCTACTAAAAAATCCTTATATAACTTCTCTGGTACATGCTCATATACATATTCACTACCACTAGAAAATGTAACATATAGAAGATGTTGTTTACTCTCATACCCTATTGATATTATATTACTACTTAATACTTTTGCTCTTTTCATATAACACCTCTGCATCCTTATTTATTGTGTCTCTATTATACCCAGGAGGAGCGTACCAATAATCTTTAACATCCAAGTCCATACATTTAAGATACCACTTCTTAAATTCTTTATAAGTTAGGATAGGCTTATAATAAAGAACTAAATAAGACGATTTCCATAACCCTAAATCAGCAACTGCATCGTCACCAAATTCCTTCAAGCTTGTAATATGTACAACAAGAACCTTATCTTTATTCTTCTCAACTTTCCTTAAGTCTTTAGGTTTAACAGTATACTGAGTTTTAAATATAATAAACTCTTCATCATTTTTCTTCTTATATTCAAATCTATCACGATAAAAATCAGCATCAGCGTCAATCATAACTGTTTTTCCATCTTTATATAAATAAACAGATACTTCTTCAAAAGTACCCTCCCAAGTAGCTTTAACCTTAGCATCCTTTGGATATTTACTTAACTCTTTAACCAACTCTGAAACAATCATAATTACTCTCCTATACTCCTAAACTTTTCCAATTTACTCAACTTAACAGTCATAGTGATTGGTGTTGCTTTTAAATAATTAAATGGTACTACAAAAATATTCAATTTAAAGTCAGACTTATACTTACTAAAATACAAATCTATACAAAACTGACTCTTATCAATTATTTCTGGAGTGTTATTACTTTTATCACATGTTACTTTTACATTTCTCATATCCTTAGCTAACAAGGTTAATCCTTCCCTTGCTTTATTATGTGTTATTACATCCGATACTTCTAAAAACATATTCTGTATAAAATAATTACTAAAAGCAGATACTAACTTTTTTTTGTTTCTTATTTAACTTAACCATTATATCCCCTCTTTCTTTATCATAACATATTTTCTAATTTCTTTCCTATTCAACATATTATTTTCATCCAACCACTCAAAAATATTTACCATCCTATTTTCCATGGACTCTTTTTTCATCCATTTATTAATTTGTTCTTCTATAAATAACTTATCTGAAAATGATACACTTTCTAGCTCTTCTATTATTTTCATTCTGCCTACACACTTCCATGGTTTAATTAACCATTTATAATCGGTTTTAACACGTCAAATCGTCTGTTCTACACACTTTAATCACTTATAGGTAGTATGGTATCAGTTAAGAATTTTATACCTACTACAGCGTTGATTTATATACCCTCATATATTTGTAGTAAGTCGTCTTTTCCCTCACCTTTAATTCTTACACTCCGCTTTTGCATCTCCTTAGGCAACAACCATCTTGTTCCTTTTATATCTTCATCTTCTTCATTATCTTTATCTACTAAAGAAACTATTAAACTTTGATAGTCTGAAGGATCAAATATCTCAATAGCCTTAAATGTGCAGCCTGCAACGGCATCTGAAATATCTTTCGTGCCTTCTGCACCCTCTGAATTTTTACTAGGATGATCTACTTTTCTTTTAAGCTTATCATGTTCTAAATCTAACACCTCAACTTGAAATGGTTTATAATAATAATAAAAGATTCTCTGTTCTATCATCATTGTTTTCAAGTTTAAATACTGAGTATCAAATCTATCTACTGATAGTAATAAAGACTTAGGATCATCAGCTAGTCCTAACTTTACACATACCTGTCTTAACTCATCTGATAAATAACTATCAGCAGTTACTTTAGCAATGTTAACTCCTGCATTCATTAACTCATATATAAACTTTCTTGGCAATATAACAGGAATTTCATCTCCATCTTTTGCTTTTATTCTAATCATAAAGTCAACCAACACTACTGGAGCGTGTACTTCCTCTATCTCATTTATTTCATTCTCTTGTTGCATTACTTTATAACCAGCTATATGACACATAGCTATTCCCATTCTATCATGAGATTTACCTGCGTCTAGGTGTATAAATCTTGGAATATCAATATCTCGTAGCATCTTCAAATTTAACAATGAAAATAATGAAATATCATCTTCTAATCCTATCTCTAATTCATCTACCTTAAATGGAGAACGTACATCTAGCTCATCACCAGTAATACTATTTAATATATTCTGAGGCATCTCACATTGCTTATAAAATTTAGGAGCAGGAATTAACTTAGAACTCCTCTTTCCAAATACACTTATACCACAAATATCTCTTAACCCACCAACTATATCTAAAGATATCACCTCTTTATGCTCTATTGGAACCTCTAACAAATCACTACCAACTAATCTAGCATGCTCTATTTCTTCTTTTGTTTCTAATATTCTACTTGCTTTAAACTTATCACCTAAAGCTATCGTAAAGTTTTTACCACAATAAACCCTAGTTGGATCTGCTTTCCATAATGGAATACTATATACAGATAATGTAGTGCTATTCTTTCTATCTTTTAAATAGGATTCAAGAAAACTAGATTCATCTTCTGCTGATGCTACGATAAACATCTTTGTAAGTACATTCTTTCTCTTAGCAAATCTAGTTTCAAATCTTCTTAATGTAGCTTGATATGTTCTTATTACTCGTTCTCTTTGTTTTGGATTCTCCATTGGATCGTTTACTTCATCAAGTAAACCAGCTATAATATCAGCTCCAGTAACTCCAAAACCTCTAGCGTATGGAGACATCAATGTCCAATTAATATGAGGTAGATGTAATACAGGATTAGCTGTACCTCTTACAATACCTTGCTTCATGAACCATGGAGAAGCTTGTAACATATCCTGCAACTTACTAAATCCAGTTGTACTTGCTAATGTCTTAGTTAATGAAAAGAAAGAAACAGCAAATCCACCAGCACTCATCTTACCAAAAAAGCTTCTCATATCCTTTAACTTCAATATCTTTTGTAAACAGAAGGCAATTCCTAATAAAGCTGTATTACTCTTTCCTGTTCCTATTGCTCCTGTTAAAGCTACCTCATACTTCTCTGTATTACTAAACATATCTTCCAGAGACTCTTTCCAAACAGGAAATACTTTCCTACCCTGCTCTGTAGATTTTCCAAGATACTCATCGGAACATAAAAATTCAATTATATCAACTGGTCTCTCTTTATAATCCATAGCATATAAAAAGTCTAATGAATTTTGTAATGATTTTATTTCCTTATTCTTAGACATCCTTGTGCACCTCTACAATTTCAGCATCTGTTATTCCTAACTTTAGATCCTGTAATTTTTGCTCTAATATAATTCTGACGTCTTCTCTCTCTAAAGCTGATAACTTCGATACCTTACTTTCCAGGCCATCTAGAATAGGCTTTCCTTCTTTATCTATGTTCGGTTTCTCAGTTCCTCCACCTACATTTAAAATATTCTGATGAAGGTGTAACAATGGCTTATTACTATCTCCTGGAGCATAGCCTAACCTGCTACAAATATTTATCCAGTGCTCCTCCTCTCCTCTCATCACTTCTAACACTTTTACCTTTTGATTTGTAGTGGTAGTAGGGTCTGCTAATAAATCATACAATTCCTTAGTTCTAAAAAAGGATGCAGAAGTAATTATATTAATAAGATTATCCGCAACTTTATTTACTATATCTTTATCCTGTGTCTTTTTTATGGCTAAGTTATCTCTTCTAACTTGTGCAATAGCTACATTTAATTTCTTTGCTATTGCTTCTTCAGGAAAGTGATGTAATAATAAATCCTTAACTAATTCTATTCTTCGCATTTTTGCTGGCAAATTATTCATCTTCCATCTCCAAATATTCTATTAAACATTCCTTAGTTCTACTTCCTACCTGCTCTCCTATTATAGCTAAAGACATAAGATACTTATGATGACATAGCTTTATAAATGCGGATCTTGCTTTTCTATGCTTTACTGTACAATCTCTTATATCTTCTTCATCCACTTTATACTTTTCACATATGTAATCAAAAGCTTCTTTAATATGTTTTACAGTTAGTTTTCTTGCTTTAGCATTAGCCATAGCTTATCTCCTATATATTTACAAAACCATCTTTATTTGCTTCATCTTCAACCACATCTCTAAGCTCATTAAGTACCACCCTTAACTGCTCTTTATCTCCTAAGCTACCATAGCATTAGCTTCATCTATAGTATCTCCTTCTTTATCAAAAGCAACAAAAGACCCTATAAATACTGTGTTATTCTTATTAACTGCAGTGAATCTATGTATCATTTCCATAATATCTGATAGTTCACACTGAAGATCATTACTCATTTTTCTCCTTTATCTATCTTACTATATTTCGTAAATAATATTTCTTAACCACAGTAATATCAATAGCTAAAATTGGTTCAGTTACCAAAACAGATTCCTGAGTACCATCATGATAAACAAAATTTTCAACCGCACCCGAATGTTGTAAAATACGACCAAAAGTTCCAAACTGCATTATATCATTTCTATTATAGTTAACTTTAAGCAAAACGACATTAAAAGCATCTTTTGTAGCTATCTGCCATAATAATGACCCTATATGTGCTTTACCATACATTCTACTAGTCCAAACCCAAATACCTGTGCAAATACCATCCTTAAAGCCATACCTTTTAAATTCATCCTTCTTAATATCATAAGGTATCAAACCTAAACTCTTAATCTTCTTCCAGTTATTAGCTGTTGTATAATGATAACCAACCATAACACACTCTACCTATACTTTTTAAGAAACTCTTTTAAGAATATTACATTGAACTTATTATTTCTAATCATGTCATTTAACTTTATCCATATTTTTTCTACATATGGTTTTATTACTTTTCTCTGTTGCAACGTATTTGCCTCTACAGTAAGCCATGTAATTAATGAAGTAGTTGCTGTTATTATATCCATACCGTCTTTACTATCCTCTTCTATTACTTTCCTTAATGGTTTCATAAAAGACTCACTTCTCATACCTTTCTCGAACTTTTCTAATACACTTATTTCCATCTTTCTTTCCTCCTTATTCACTTTAGCTCCTCCCTTATTTTTTTAATATTCTTATTTACTATTACACCATCTGTACCTCTCAGGTCTTCCGCTGTCTCAACTTCAGAAGCTATTAATGGCTCAGCTGGTTCAATCTCTTCCAACTCTGTCTCATATACATCTGTTGCATGCATATTCGGAAATCTAACTTTATACTTAGGCTCTTTAAGATTAATATAGATTACAAAGCATTCCCGTCCTGTTGGCAGATGTATTGCTCTCGATCCTACTATAACCATAACTCCTCCACCCTACAAAATTCTAGTATCTTATCTTTCAATTTCTCCATGTCTTTTAATTCGTGTTCCCAGATTATTAGTATTTTCCATCCTTTTTTCTCTATTAAGTCTATTCTTTTCTTATCTCTTTGTCTTATATCTTCTACAGATATACCAGATACAAACTTAGTTCCAGTTCTTTTACAAAATTCTGGGTTTGCGTGCCAATAGTCCCCACGATGCTCTATACACTTTTTCTCTTTAATGTTGACTATGTCTGGACATTTGCCTGCGGGTCTAATATGCTCTCCTTTTGTATTTAATAACCAGCTACCTGGAAATAGACTGTCTACTATTTTAAATAGAAGCTTCTCACATTCGTTTGGTTTCTTATTACTTCCAGACATTATTGCTTTTATTTGTGAATCTCTATAGATTGGATCTTCCCAAAGCTTCTTCTGAGTTTTACTAATTTCCTTTTTCCTGCTGAACAGACTATCTAACTGCTTCTTTAGTGTCTCTTGGGATGCACAAATACCTCTTCTATTGTGATATCTAATAAATTTTTGCTTAGAAGTGATCTTACATATAAAAAGATTACCACAACCACATTCACATGTTCTTGTTTCTCTAGGTATCCTTAATTTCCCCAAATTAACTCTAGAATTATTAGCTACTCGTTTATCTGTTTCTTTAGTTAATCCTTTAGACCAACCTTGCTTTCCTCTTCCACCATGACCATGAATAAATCTGTTTCCTGGCTTTGATATACCTTTACATCCACATTCACATAATACTTTATTTCCTAACTCAATCATTACTTACCTCTCCTAAATAACTTAATTAACTTCTGCCACCAATTAAGATGTAATTTAAAACCAATTGCCTCTTTAACTCTTCGTTCTCTTTCTATACATCTATCCACTTCAATATCCCATATTTTTAATACGGAACATTCAACTCCTACCTTATGAGCTGTCTTTTTTAAAAATTTAATTACATTCATAATCTACTCCTCAATATAACTAATTTTATTTTTTATCTTAATTACAACAGTATTGTTAAAAGATTCCTTAAGATATGCATCATGTGTTATTACAATCATCTTCTTAAAAGAAAACAGTTTATAAACATACTTTAATCCTCTTATAAACTGTCTCGTATTATTAGTATCTAAAAATATAGCACTCTCATCAAGAATAAGTGTTTGCATCTTACTACCACTTCTACGACTTAATATTACAGATAAAGCTATCCTCAATGCAAATGATATTAGAATCTTCTCTGATCCACTATAATTTTCAAAAGGTTTTGCTATACCATTCTTTTCAATCATCATTTCAAAAGTGTCTCCATAACCACCTTTCTGTAACTCCTTCTGAACTACCAACTCTATAGATAACTCAATTTCCATATACTGTAACAAGTCATTAGCAATGGATTCCATCTCCACTTTACTGTTCTCAACTATATAACTCGGAATACCATTTCTACCAAATGCTGTATGCAAATCCTGATACACTGCAGCTTGCTTAGTTAATCTTACTATCTTTAATTTACCATCTTCTACTATAGCCTTTGACTTTTCTAAGCCTTTTAATTCACCTGTTATAAATTGTATATCTTGATTTATTGTTCTTACTTCCAATCCTATATCCGCTATGCATTTATTTATGGTTGCCAGATTCGTAGATTCTTTATCTGCTTTTTCTTTTGCCTCTTGTTCAAGTTTACTCAATTCACTTAATTTAGCTATTGCTATAGTGAGACTAGCCTCTACCTTCTTCCATTGTCTAGCATATTCATCAGCTACTTCCTGTTTATATTCCTCCGTTACCTTTTGCTTGCAGGTAGGACAATCTTTTGGTAATCCTGAAATACTATTACTATTCTTTCTTATAACAGACTTCTCAGCCTCAATAGGAGCTATCTTATCTACTTTTATTTTATATATCTTATCTTCTAACTTCTTAACTGCTTCTATTGCTTTATCTGTTATCTCTACCTGTATAACTAATTGGTCATTCAATGTTACTAATGGTTTCTCTTTCTCTAATTTCTTCTTATTCAAACCAGCTATTTTAGATTCCAAATCTTCAATTTGTGCAGTTTCATCTCCCAATGCATCTAACTTCGACTTATATGTATCTAAATCAAGTTTATACTTATTTAATCTCTGCTTTGCTACCTGCTCATAATCAGAGTAGATACCTAATTGTAAGATACCTATTACTAATTCCTTTGCTTCTTTAGGAGATAACTTTGCAAAAGATTCTGTTTTTCCTTGTTCAAGGCATACTGAATTAGAAAAAGTATCATAATCCAATCCAAGTAACTCTTGTATATAAGCTTTTGTTTCTGTAGGATTACCTTTATAATCATCACAGGTTACCTTGACTGTTCCTTTACGCTTTTTAGTTGTAATTATTACATGCTCTATACCATCCAACTCAAAAGTAGTTGCAACTATTGCTTCATCTGCTCCTTCTCTAATTACATAATCTCCCTTATATCTAGAAACACCAAATACACACCAAGTAAGAGCATCAATAATTAAATTAGATTTACCAGTAAAATTCTCTCCTACTACTAAGTAAATATCATCAGTAGGTAATTCTAATGTCTCATGCTTGTAACTTAAGAAATCAAATACTTCAATGCTTTTTATATCCATGCTAATAAATATTCCTTATTTAACTTTTCTACATCATCATAAAAATTAAGGTGAGTAGATATAGGAGCTCCATATCGACATACCTCTTTATTTATCCATTCTTTAGGTATCCTTCTATCAATAACAAGAGCTGCATTATCGTTAATGCTAATAATCTCTAAATCTTTAATTGGTATATGTTCTAGTATAACTACTAAATTCTCTTCCCACATATTAAGACAAAATAATTCCCTATATAGCTGCTTCTTAAAAATCTTTGCTAAAGCTATATGCTGAATACTAGGATGGATAAATCCAAAATAATTTCCAAATATAGGTTTATCTGGATATCTGGGTATACCAGTACCAACCAAAGAAGCCATACCTATCATAGGATTTATTCTTACTATTTCCATATCTGCGTTCATTACTATAATCCTTTAATTTAAGAGGTAGGAGAGGGAAAAATAAGTCTGCTAAAGGAGATATCTTTTATATACAAACTTAAAAACCCCTCCTACCTCTATTGTTACTTATTAAATTCTATATACCTTTTCTGTAGTAATTCCTAGTTTGGTTAAAACAGTATCTAGCACTCCAGGCGGTAACTCAGGACCTCCTACGTTTATTTCTGTATTTTTATCTCTTTCAATAACCGCATCAACAAGATTATCTAAATCCTGATACTCAGCTCCTGTTATTGTAAGCTCTACATTCTTATCTTTTTTATCTTGAACTACAATTTTCATCTCTTTACTCCCTCTATATTATGTATTTCTTATTCTTTTTAATATTAATTGTCCTCTACAAGCAATAATTTTAAGTCTACTATTCTTTTTATGTGAACTATTAATATCTAAGTGTCTCTCACACAAATCCTCAAAAGAGTCATGACCACAGATATTAAAACTCCCATCTTTTCTATCTATAAAAGCGTCTACTTCTATTTTTATTTTCTTTTCCTTAATATTTATAATCGTTTGCTTTCTTTGTTCATTAAGCTCACGCACCAATGCATTACGTATCCTTACAAGTCCTATCCATGTCCCTATAATACAACTACCTATGATAATACCCACAACAATTCTAATAATCATTTCTTTACTCCTCCAATAAGTTTTATACCCTCAGTCACTGTAACTTTTGAAAACTTAAGCTTATTAGCATATTCAATAAAACAATTAGTGGGAGACTTACTTTCATTTATATCTTTATTTCTAACTCTATTTGTTGTTACTACATCTTTTTTTATAATAAGTTTATATGCATTTACATACCTTTCTCGTATTAAATCTTCTCTTATTACAAATGGAGTATCCTTACGTATCTTTATCACCAGCTTTACTATTGCTCCATCTATACTACTATCTACAGAGTCATTGCTGTGCTGATTATCTGTCCAATCCTCTTCTATTTGTACCCACTTTCTAATCGGTGTCTCTATAGAACTTAACTTTAAATTATCTCTAATTAGAATTACCTTACGATCATTTCTCTCACCCCAATCTACCCTCTCAGGACTTCCTACATATAACACTCGTTTATTCTCACTATTTAATACCATTTGACCTCTATGTATATCTCCCAGCATAAACAATTTACAATCAGGATTATCTTCTACTAATTCTTTAGTAGTAATTACATTCTTACTAAAACAGGACATATCATAGTTATTGCTAAGTACAGCCTCTCCAACTGGAAAATGACCATAAAATATTTCATCTTCCTTATATCCCGATCTAACTACTTTTACCTTCGCTATTCTTAATATCTCAAACTCTCCAAATGAATAATGCTTTTCTCCTCTATTTACAGATTTAAGTGCAAACGAATCGTGATTCCCCACAACAAGTAATACCTCTAATCCAGAATCAATTAATCCCATTACCCACTTCTGAAATACCATACGCTCCTCTGAATTTGGATGCTTCTTATCATATATATCTCCAAGCACTACTACCCTTTTAACCTTATTTTTTATAGCCTCTTCTCTAATAAAGGTAAGTACTCTTATTGTTGCTTCCATATCCCTATTCGAATCTATATGTAAATCGGCTGTAATTAATTCACTCATTTCTTCTCCAACTTATCTATTGAACCCTGAAATTCCTTTATACTACTCATACGAAGTTCTATATCAAGCTTAATATCCATTATATCTTGTTTATAGCATTCCATTCGTTCCTTTTCATCTGCAATCCAACTCTTTTGACGTTCTATTTCTTTTTTAATTATAGCTATAGCTTTTATAGGTTTTAACATTTCTCCTCCTTAATTTATCTGTGTAAAAATAATCCTACAACAAATATGCACCAAAGACTTCCTGCTAACAATTTGATTCCATGTAAAAATACTCCATTTGTGAGTAATGCATTTGGATCATATGTCATTTCACTATCCGCTCACTTTTTATTATTTACACTACTTCTACTAAATAAGAAACTAGATAAAACTGATAATCCTAATGCTTGCCACGCTGTTATTCTCGGTAATCCAAATATTAATGGCATCAACCAATTCCATAACCACATAACTGGAAAAGTTTGTAGAAAGGCCACAACTACAACCATACCTATTCCCATACATATAGTACCAAACCATTCTGTTCCATTCATTTCTTTTTCTCCTTTACTATTATATCCTCCCAAACCTCCTCTAAATCTCCTTCTTTTTCCTTTGCAGTTACAAGTAGCTTTCCTTCCGATTTAGCACGATAACCTTCCCCAAAATAGAATGGTATCATCTTTTCATCACCTTCTGTTACTGTTAATGATCTACCTTTATCTACTTTTACTACACTACTAAATCCTATGTACTTTCCTTTACTTGTTGGAGCGTCTGCTTTCTTTCCTCTTCTAAATAATAATCTGAATGAACAGTAATGTTTTAAAGCATTTCCACCAGGTACACTCTCAAACTTACCATACTGACCTATAGGAGTCCTAACCTGAGCTATAAGTACAGTAGCACAATTAGCTTTTGATGTAATTCCTGTAGCTACTCTAAAGAATTGAGATAGCTTTCTAGCTTGTAATGCTATAGTATCATCTTCTAAACTCCTTGATCCCTTCTTATCTTTTAACTCTCCAAGACTTCCTAGAGCAGTTACAGAGTCTATTACTACCATATCTACAAGACTTTTTACTGTAAGCTCACGATATTTGTCAAGATATGCTTCTAATGTGGGCTCATTAAAAGAATTAGGGTCTATAACTAATAACTCCTCAATATTATTACCTTGCTTCTCTGCCCATAATGGATCCAATTGAGATTCCACATCTATCCAAGCAACTATTCCACCAGTTTGTTGACAGCTAGTTACAGCTCTATGTGCTGCAGTTGTCTTACCACATTGCTCTGGACCAGCTAACACTGTAAATCTACCATGAGGAATATTACCAAGAGAATCTAATCCCTCGCAATTAAATGTAGAGAACTTTGTTACTCCTACACTAGAATCATTACCAAACTTTAGAATTGATCCTCTTCCTTCTTTGACTGCTAATTTCTTATCTCGACCAATCATTTGTCTGATTCTAGTCATCTTTTGTTTCTTTGTTAAAGTTTCCATAACTACTGCTTCTCCCTTGAATTTACTATCAAGACTATCAAAACTCTCTTCTACTTTAATCTTCTTCATATTCTTTAAAAGATGCTCTTAATTCTTCAAATGATTCGTTACTTATTTTTATATCTTTTCCATCAATGGTTATTGTATGTGTTTCATCAACTATAATTTTCAACCACGTGGCAGAGAACACTTGTTGCCATGATGAAGCATAATATAATTTATTTCTTTGTAAATGTCCACGCAAATAATTCTCTAATCCAGATTCCTCATCATCACTCGTTCTTAAATCTGAAGAATAAGCTATGTATTGTATATTTTTAAATACATATACATCACAATTAGTGCCATAACTAACCCATGTTAATACGCAATCTCCATCCAAACCCTTACTTGCGATAATACAGTTATGGGATCTCATATTTAATTTAATAAGTACTTTACTCAGTCCAATCGTCTCTGCATTCATGGGTTCTCCTTTTTATTTAATTAATGATTTCTTTAAATTTATAAATGATTTATCACTTATTTCTATATCTTTTCCATCTATGTTTATTGTATGTGTCTTTTCTAATACTATTTGTGGTAACGAACAATCTGCTTCTACTAATTGCTTATAAGAATAAGTATAGTATAGCTTACCACCTCTTACTAATTGTGCAATCAAATACTCTTTTAAACACTTCTTTTTAACACTACTAACACCTAAATCTGACATATAATAAGCTGCTCTTTCAAATGACTTGAACTCATATTGATTCTCACTACCATACCTTCCTGTACATACTAATATATAAGCTCTTTCCATCGTATTACACATAATAATAAAACCTTGGTTATAATTCGTTCTACTGTCTAATAGCTTCACTGCTTCATCTACTGTAATATCATACTTTCCCATAACTTTCTCCTTAATTATTTTTCTCATAGACGTTATATCATGTACATTAAAATAAACAGTGTGTCTACAACCAGGATACATAGGAGAAATATGCAATTTTAAATCTATTCTAGGAATGCAACTGCCTCCTTCATACCCTCCTCTAGCACGAGTATAACATACATACCCAACAACATGGTCTTCTCTCTTACCACCATAATTAATACTTCTTCCGTTAACCTCAACCAAATCTCCTACCTTAAACTTCATAAATTCTTTTTCATTCATTTTTTATCTCTCTCCTTCTCTATATTATCTTTTGCTAGTTCCAATATACACATAAATTCACTAAATTTAATATGAACAACTACATCTCCATCTTGATTCTTACTAACTATTATCCCTGTCTTGGAATATACGTCAGCTGTTTTTTGGATCTTACGCCATGTTCCTCTCTTTATACTAAATGATTTCTGAGAAGGAGTATTTTTACACTCTATTCTAAATAATCGAGTCGACACATCCCCATCTTGAAATCTTGCACCTGAGTTACTTGTTAATGTAGTTTCAGGATCAAATGTCAACATTCTCTGATATACTAAGTTCTCTAGATCATTTCCAATATCTCTTTTATTTCTAATGCTACTCACAACTTAACTCCTTTATAAATATAGAAGGCTTAGACAAGATTCGAACTTGCTAGCCTTTTGTGTCTCACACAGTAGGTGAGTGTCTTCAGTCGACTTAGAACTGCACGCAGAACGTTTCCCAGAACGCCACTAAGCTTTCTATATTATTAATAGTATACTACATTGCTATTGTAATGTCAAGGATTATTTACTATTCCCAAATACAGATAACCCAGCTAGCCAATTCTGCAATCCTACTCGTTCAAACACAAAAGGTCTACCTCTTAAAGTTGAATAAAATTCTCCTATCTTATTTTGTTTAATCTCTTCAAACATTATATATATACCTTTCTCAATCTCTTTCTCTTCTTTTCAGGTAACATATCATCCATTGTTTTCTTCTTTACTTCCCAACATTCATAATCACTTTCAGTAATTTCTACCTCTGTTCTTGGATTACTCTTTGAATAAGCTACTCTTGAACCATCAGTTGATACAACAATAGTACATCTATCATCCTTTATCACTTTATAATGCACTAACACATCGTGTAATGCGCCATTAAGATTAGGTAAATCTATCACTCTCTTATCTGGTCTATAATAAATAGCTTTAATAGTTATTGGAACATCAATTGGTTCCTTTACATTAGGAATAAATAAAGCACATTGTTCTTGATACTCCTTAAACCTAACACTAGGAGCAATAAATGGAACTTTTTTATCACCCCTAGTTTTTTTATACCATATCTGTTGACTATTCTTTTTAGTTACTGGAGTTATTCCAATAATGAATTTCAACATTTAGAATAGATCCTCTTCATCTTCTAATGGTTTAATTTTTGTAGCTTCTTTTTTCTTTTCTTCCTTTGGTGTTTCAACTACAGGATCTGATTTCTTCTCTGCCTTTGGTTCTTCAACTGCAGTATCAAAAGTGTCACCGTCATCTACATTGACTTCTCTATTTTCTGATTCACTCTCTCCTGTTATAAAACCTCTCAATTCACTAACTGATAGAACTTTAAATCCTTCAACTATTGATTTCATATCTGCCATTAGAGAATTCTCATCATCTGTAAGTTTAGTAGCTTCTCTAGCAATAGTTATTTTATAAACAGTTTCCTTACTAGCACCAATTCTTTCTACTTGCATCTTAAAATTAGTAATAGGATTTTCTTTTGATACACTACCATTATTTCTAATAGCATCAAAAATAGCATTCTTTGTTGCTATAGAAAAATCCCACTGCTTTAATTGGTTATCCTTATAGTCTATAACATTAGCAGAACATCCCCATCTTGCCCAACCATCCTTAGCCTGTATTTTATTCAAGTAATCACAAATAGGACACTCTTCATCCTTACCTAATGTCTTTCTACATATAATCCTACCATGCTTTGGTATTACCTTCCAATGTATTTTATGCTCTACTTTAGAAGATACAAATCTAATAACTTTCTTATCTCCTGGATTAAACTTCAACTTACCATTTCCTGTCTCATCATCAGCTCTTGTTCTACCAAATTCTGATTCTGCATACGGATTCTCAAATTCATTTCCCATCTTACTTCTCCTTTTTGTTATTGTTAAATACTTCTTATCAACATTAAAAATATACCAAATGCCATTACAGCACGACCGTACATCTCTCTATCTACAAGCAGCCCTGCAATTATCAATATACCTACTATTGCAACAGCTATAAGTAGTTTTCTATTTTACTCACCCTACTTCTCCTTTTATTATCTATTCTATTTAAAAGTTAACATCTCCAACCTTATGCCCACTATCTTCTCTCTTATTTGCTTGTTCATTCTTATACGCGTAATGAGCTTGTTCTAAATCTACTCTCTTCAACTCTAAATACTCTCTTACTATCTTAGCTGCTTGATAATTGAAATCGTGTGCCTGATATACCTCATCAGCTTCTGCTATTCTTGTCTTAGCTGCATCTGTTTTTTCCTCTGAAGCGTTCTTCACTACTGATTTTCTTTTCTCTCTCAAGAATTTTAATTCTGTTTCCACCTTCCTTAAAGAAAGAATAGCATCTGTTAACTCCATCTTTGCTGAAAGACTACCAAGACTTATTCCTCTAGCTATTAACTCAGGAACTTCTTTTTTTGCATACTGATCTATTTCCTCTTGTATATCTTTTACCCTCTTAATATCTATTCTAGATAAGGTTAACATACTATTTACATCCAATCTATCTTCTTTTGATACTTTCTTATTATAAATCTCTTCTCTTTCAGACATATTAATTTCCTCTTATAGTTATTGTTATTTTAGAATCTTTATTCTTTAATATTTTACACACTTCGGTATACTCTGAATGTTCTTAGTAGTACATCTATTACTTCCTGACTGTGTTCCTACATATTCCATCTAATCTCCTTTACATTAACCCACTAGTTCAAAAATATAATCTGGCTCTAATCCAAAGTATTCCTCACAAATTTCATATGGCATTTCTCCATCTGCCAATCTACTATTCATATCATCTCTTGCTGATTGTATTAAAGTATCTGCTTCTGATCCTGTCATTCCATCCCTTCTAATTAGTATTTCTTTTATAGTTTCCATCTAATCTCCTTTTTTTATTATTCCTAGTATACTACATATTAACTAATTTGTCAAGGATTATCTTCTTTTATAGAATTTCTCTAAATCTGATTCTACTACAGATACCAATCCTTTTATAAGTTTATGCTTAACCTCTGCAACCTTATCAGTTTCATCCACAGTAGCTCTAACTGTAGAAGTTATAGTTACAGGTTCATATTGCCTAACCTGAATTGTTCTACTTACTGTTTCCTCTATTTCTATTACTTTTGGCATCTTTTGTTCTCCTTTATTATTGCATATATTTTAGAGTTACTTTTCCTCTAACAAGAGAGGATTCAGGTTTGAATAATAACTCATACATCCAAGATATAGCACCTTTAGTTCTCTCTAATTTCAAGCTTACTTTCAAAACAAGTTTTCTAAATTCACATCCTCTTATCTGTATATCCTTAAAAATATCTTTCACATAAGAAACCTCTCCATCCAACCATGGCTCACCAAATCTAGAAAATCCATCTTTTGATTTTGTATATTGACTTTTTAACTTAATTTCTTCAATATCTACAGCATTAAATCTTTTCATCTCCTGTTCTTTTTTTATAGCATACTCACCATTACAAAAACTGCACCATTCTTTTTGAATATTATGCTTACAATATTCTACTCCATCTCTAATGTCTAATCTTTCTTCTTTAGTAACAGCTTGTAAGTTTTTCATCTTCTTTCTCCTTTGTATTTTATTGCAGTATACACTACTATTACTAAAATGTCAAGGATTATTTTTCTAATTTAAACTATTTATTTTATCCAAAGATGTTTTATGCATATCTGCCCAGGTAGTATATGACATATCTAAACTTACTTTCATATGTACTTTCATACTTTTTATTTGTCTCTCCATGTTTTCTACTATTATTTCAGCAGCTTCTTTTAATACTTCTTTTGGAATCTCAAATAAAAATGCATCATGAATATCAACTAAAAACTTAACAGGAAGATTTCTCCTTTTAAACTCTCTAAATATCCGTATACCTACAATCATCAAACAATCATGAGCCATACCTTGTATAGGAGAATTAATTCCTTGTCGTAAAGCAGCACTCTCTAACTCAGATAATCTAGAAAATATCAACTTCTTTGTATTTCTATCTCTATATACTTTTGTCTTATAATCAATACCTTGTAGTATTGGAAATCTTCTTCTTCTACCAAAATAATTAACTACTTCACCAGTCTTTAATGCCTCTAATTTCAATTCCTCTACCCATTCTGCAGCTATTGGATACTTATTTTTAAAATAAGCTAATATAGCATTTGCTTGATTAATAGATATTCCATATTCTAATGCTACACTTTTAGCTCCTCTACCATACATGATACCAAATACTGTTCCTTTTACAGCACTTCTTTCTGAATCAGTAACCTTACTTTCTAATTTCTTCAATACATAAGAAGCAATATGAGTATGAATATCAAGACCATCATTTAGGTCTCTTATCATATCAGGATCCTGTGAGCATTCTGCTAAACAACGAAACTCAGCTGCTTTATTATCTGCTTCCAAAAATACACAACCTTCCTCAGGAATAATATAACTCCGAATATCCTTAGCTTTTTCAGGATCTCTTTTTGGTTGATTCTGTAAATTTGGTTTCTTAGATGCTAACCTACCAGTCTTAGTACCATGTAATTTAAATGTAGTATGTAATCTTCCAGTACCATCTACCTTTACATTTTGTACTAATTCAGGAATATTCTTAATGTATGTTCCATAAAATTTATTTAACTTCCTTAATTGTAATATACAATTAGCTGATTTTACCTTACCCTTTATTTTTTTCAATACATCTTCACCAGTAGCCCATGATTGACTACCTGTCATAGCTTTAGTAACACCACATATATCATATAATAAACACTTAACATGTGGATAACTTCTATTATTAAATGCTATTGGTTTCTTAGATATAACTGAATTCCAGTAATCTTGAAAAGAACAATGTTTTTTCTTTAACTTATCATATCTAGCTTGTAACTTTACCCTTGCTGTATTTTCCAACAACTTAACAGTATCCTGTACCTCAGCTAAATCTAATAA